TTTTGTTTTTGGGCACTTACTGGCCCTTTTTTGCTACCAGCTACTGGCTTTGCAGCTTCATTAATTCTTTTTCTTGTTCTTTTTTGTGCCATTGATTACTCCTATAAATTTACCAAATGGTAAGGCTGTCATACTATATTTACTGTAATCATGTTAAAATAGGTTAAAATAGGTAAAAAAAGTGGTTTTTTAAAAATTAAACGTTTCTAAAAAGAAATCTTTTTGCATTGTTTTATAATTTTTAAATAATTCAAAATCAGGAGGGTTATATGTATCCGATTCAACAACTCGAATAAAATTTATATTTGGGTTATCTTTTATTACCATTTTAGTTTGTCTTGACCAATTACCAAAAAATGTAGCTCCATCAGAACTTTTTTTATAATTAGGTGTATTTGCATACATATTATTAAATTTTTTTCCGTTATCTAAACCTTTATAGTCAAAACCTAATATATAAATTTCATTAAAATTATGTTGTGTAGCAAGCCATAACGCTGTAGGTCCACTGCTCCATCCTTTACTTGGTTGAAAATAATTAAAATTATTCATGCGTTCAAACGCCCTATTTGGATTTGTCCAAACTTTGTTAGAGTTCTGATATCCTGATTTGTTAATTTCCAATATCATTTTAGCATCTACTGCAATCAAATAATCTGGAGAAAACTCTCTGTATAAGGCGTTACAACCATAAACAGTACCAATATTTTTTAAAGTTGTTAAATCTATTCCACGTCTAGAAGTACCATTACCGAGCACAAATGCTAGATCATGACTCTTCGTTTTTATATTATCTTGTACAGGTTGTTTTATGATTTCAATTTCTTTTTTTTTTGGATTTTTGAGAGTCTACGTTGTTCTTTTATCTGTTTAAATTCTTCCTTAGTGTATAATGATTTATCAATTTTCACACTAACCCTTCGCCTGCTGCAGCCGCTTGAGCAGCCATTCCGTACATTTGTCTTACAAATTCAATCTCATTAGCCTTTTCTTTATCATGGAGTTCTGCTGCTTTCCTAGCACGATTTATCTGTTTAAGTGTTAATCTTGTTTTTCTTGTATCGTCCAAATCAACAACAGATTTGTCATACTGCGGTTCGTACCTATCGTCTTCGTTAGGCTCCATGGTTTCTTTGTCATAATAAAATAATTCACGTAGTATCATACTGTATTTATACCGTTGGTGCGGCTCCTGTATCTGCTGGTGCGGCTTCTGCTCCTGGTTCTGGTACAGTTGCACTTGTTGGAGGTTCACCTTCGCCTCCGTCTTCCATTCCTTCGATATCTGCTATGTCTTCAGCACCGCCAATATCCGCAGATATTCCTGCTCCGCTAATTCCTACACCACGCATTTCAGCTGACGCATCTCCTCCGCCGGGTTGTAGTGTTTCATCATTCTCTTCTCGCCAAAGCCGTTCATTTTCTGCAATTTCTTCTTCACTTAATCCTAGATATCGTTTTAATGCAAAACGATTAGCAATAAATGGTATAGCTTGTATTTGTCCAAACGTACCAATCCTTTGTGTGTCAAGTTCAGATTGCCTATATGCTGCAAAATTTTGTGGAGGACAAAACTTAATATCAAACATTGCAGTATCTATATTAACACCTTTTTCTAGTAAATATCTTTTAAATTCTTGATCAAATTCTTCTATCAACAAGTTTTGTAAACGTTCGCAATAGGTATTAAATCTCAATTCTTGTATGTAAGCTGTGCCTACTCTACCGTCGTTGTATTGAGCATTGCTATCGTCAGCACCGGTGGGTAGGTAACTGCTAGGTATACGTAAGCCTCTTACTAATTTATTTGTAAAGTAACGTAGGTCATCTATCTCGCCTAGATTAGTTCCGCCTGGCAATGTTTCAACTTTACTGCCTCTACCTTCTGCAGTTTGAGGAAAAAAGTAATCTTCGTTGATTGACAGAGGATTATAGCTACTGTCTATGACGTTTGTTCCTCCTCCTGTCTTGGATGGTATTCTCCGCTGATGGATTTCCGTTTTGACACGCTCAACAAACTGCATTGCAAGATGGCTAGGCATGTTACCCACATCAACATAAAAAACTCTTCTCTCATGTTCTCTTTGCACTCTGTAAATTATAATTGCATCTTCTAGTAATTCTTTTTGTTTGTAAACTTTGAAAATACTTTCTAATAAACTGTTACCGAAAGGAAAATTCTCATCTAATCCTTCGCTTAAACTAATGTGTAGAATATGATCTGCATTTACTGCAATCTCTTCTTGTTCAAGCATAAATCTCGAGCCACCTTGGGTTGGATTCGTTGGTCCAACCATTCCCCTAGCACCGCCTGTTAAGTAACCTGTTCCGCCTCCAGTTACACTACCATTTGTTTGCAAAGGTTGTGTTGCAACAAGATCTTTAAAATTTAAAGCTACATCTTGTACGATGTATTGCTCAGGTTCTTTGCCTTCACTTTCGTTAACTATTATACGATTTACTTTTGCAGGATCAACATAAAATAATTTTTTTGTTTCCGGATCTCTTAGGAAAAAAGTATCTCCATATTTGAATGTATTCCTTACAATCCTAAACATTCTAGTTTCAAATTCTTGTAGTTTATACCATTGTTTTAAGTATTCGCTTAGGATTTGTACTTCGGTGTTTGTAGCATTCTTATAAAATTTAAATTCAAAATGTGTATCATTCTTTTTATTTTTTTGCGTACAAAATTCAGCAAGGATATCAAGTGCGGCATTTACTTCTGAATCCATATCCATAGTGTTATACTGGCCATATCTTTCTACACGATTAGGTGCTCCAGTATAGATATCTGGTAAGAACGAATTGTAATTAGATCTTGCCGGTCCTGGTTTATTTGAAAATTCTCTCCCACTTATAGGACCTAAATTTGATGATGTGCTATCATTAGATCGCACAGATGTGAAATATTTTTTCCAACTCATTTCGTTCTCTTTTTAAGCATACATAGTGTTTTCTTTTGCAAGATTTAGACTTTTTTGATTTAAATTCATTGTTCTAGTATTTATATCAACTAATTCTCTTGTAGCAGTGTTAAGATCATTCAAAACCTTTACTATAGCTTCGTCTTTAGATGCAGAGTTATTTGATTTTGATATAGACATAGATTCTATAAGTTTAGATAATAGATCATTTGTTTGATTTGAAGAAGTAATTAGTTCGTCAATTTTTTTCATATCAAATGTATCTTTGACAAACAAGTCTTTTGTATTTGGTAATTTATAATTTGACTCATTATCTTGAAACATACCTATCGCATCTGATAATTGAGTGTATATTTCTGGATTTTCTAAACTAAACGACTGACTTTCTTCACTAACAGGTATACCAGTAGTAAGTAATTCATTTAATAATTTGTTCGAGTCCTCTGCAACTTCTGAGCCATAACTTTGTTTTATATTTTCTAAAACACTAGCAATTTCTTGTGCATCTGCATCTTTACTATCTAAATCAAGTTGTAATTGTTCATTTACTGGAGTTGTATCTAATGAAATTAATTGGCTTGCATCTACTTCTGTAGGCTGAAATTCATTAACTTTTGCAATTTGTTCCTGATCTATTTCAACTGGAGTAAATCTTGCAAGTTTAACAAAATCGTTTTGATCTAATTCTATAGGTTCAGTTTCTTTTACTTGAATATTTGAATCAATTAGTGTTGTTTGAGGTTGTTTTACAACGTAATTTGCTACAATTGTTTCTTGTTCTCGATTAATCACATCGTAATTTGCTACAATTGTTTCTTGTTCTCGATTAATAACCTCGTAATTTGCTTCTATTTGTTGTAATTGAGGTTCTTGTATGTTAAGGTATTGTTCTGGTTTGATTTCGGTTATGGCTAAATTTTTATATTGGATTTTATCAGTCAAATCAACATCCATTGTTGGAACAGACACATTAAAATTTTCTTGTTTTAAGGCTAAATCTATGTTTTTTGGATTTGTGATATCAAAATCAGGTTCTTTTTGTACTATTGGTGTTGATAAGGGAACTTCAGCAGGCACTTTACTTACATCTTCTACCTTCGCAGTGTCATCGTCAGCTGGACGATAATCAGGAGGAGGGTTATCTTTTATACTTTCAATAACCTCAGCTTCGATTTGCATAACTTGTTTGGCTTCATTTTGTTTTTTAACATTTAACTCATTTATAAATTGCTGCATAAGATTTTGCGTATCTGGATCTTCGTCTTTGTCTTTCGGTTCAAGAGTTAAGATGTCTTCCAGCTCTTTATATAAGTTTTGTACCTGGCTTAAATTTTCTGCACCATTTTTTTCTAGCAAATTAGCATAAGTTTCTAATTTTGCAAACCTTTCATCACTTATACCTAATTCATCTCTTTTTGCCTTGTCCTCTTGTAATGCAGTTACTATATCCTTGGGAGAAACAGGGTCAGGTATTAAATTATCTATACTGGCAGCTATAGCATCAACAGTGTTATTTCCAACTCCACTAACATCTTGACTATATCGTGCAGCAAAATCAGTCGCTCCTAACTCAACATTTACTAATGCACCTTGAACTTTCCTTTGCAATTCTATATTTGCTTCTGTAAGTTCT